GCGGTTTTTGTTTTCTCCGCCTGCCGCTCCGCCGCGTCAAAAGCCGCCTGCCACTTCTGCGCAATGTCCTCCAGCTCTCCGAAGGTCTTGCCGTAGGCATCCATCGCCGCGTTGTCTCTTGCCTTGCCGGTGAACATAGCCTTGACTTTGGCAATAAATTCCTTCAGCCCGTCCAACAGCTTCTGCGCCGCCGTGCGGTTGTCCTTGGCAAACCGCGCGAACAGATCCGTGTCCTCGATCATCCGCCCCGCAAAGTCTGCGGCGATCTCGTCCATCACCTCGTCCTGCGTCAGCGTTATGCCGGCTCTCTCTGCCGCCTCCATGTACCGCTGCACGACCTCCGTTTCCGTGTCCGCGCCGTTCTCCCGCATGCGGTACTCTATCGCCGCCTTCCGGAACGCCCGGTACTCGTCGGGGGATAGGTCCTGCATCCGGTGGGTGACCTCGTGCCCCGCCACCTCATAGATGGGGTTCGTGCTGTCCGCCGCGATCTGGATCAGGTTTTTCTCCCTGATGTACTGGCCGTTGGCCTGCCCATCCATAATGCTGTCCACGAACTCGATACGCACGCCCAGCTTCTTTCCGATGGTGTTCAGCGTCGAGGCCGCGCCCTTGTCTTTGGCGATGATGTACCGGCTGTAGGCATTGTCCGCCAAACCTGCTCCTGCCGTGGTGGTCACGTATGCTACGTCCGCATTCTCCCGTGCCACCTGCGCCCTGGCGTCCTCCAGCCCTGCGTTGTACGCCGTGTACTGCTGCTCCGGCGTCAGCATCGCCGCGTACTTGCCCTTGGCCTTTTCCGCCTCAACGCCGTTCAATCCCGCGTTGTACATGGCGGAAAAGCCTGCGTACACCTCCGCGCCGCTGCCGCTTGTCTCCCGCACCTGCTGATACGCTCTCTGACCCGCCTCCATAAAGCCGCCCACGGCTTTCTGTGCGCGTTTCTGCGTCTGGGGGATAGCCGGGGCGCGCTGCGTCTGCTCCTGCGCTGTCTCGCGGCTTGCAAGGGCGATAATTTCACGTTTGAGCTGGCTGATGGGCTTTTCCGTGTCCAGCTTTACCCCGGTGCTGGCCTCCAGTGTCTCCACGGCCACCGGGTCCCGTGCAATGGCTGCCGCCTGGTTGCCGGTGATCGTCTCGCCCCGGGTCACCGCCTCCACGGCTTCCGCCGTCCTGCCGTCCATCTCCGGCGCGGTGTTCTGCCGCACGTCCCGGTCATACTGCGCTCTGGCCGCGTTGTATGCCGAACGGTTGGCAAGGGTGTTCACGCCCACCTGCCCGCCGCCCAGGATACCGCCAACCACAGCGCCACCGGCAAATTCCTCCGCCGCTGCCGCCGGGTCAAAAATGGCGCCGTTGCCGATACCGACAAGGGGGTTGTCCCGTCCATAGACGGCGTTCTGCGTGGCGCGTTCGATCACGCCCTGCACCACTTCCTCCTTGCCCTCGTCCAGCATGGTGTCCACCCATGCTTTCCATGCGCTGCCGCCGTTCTGCAATTCCCGTGGCAGCGTCTGGATACCGCCGCCCACTTCCACGGCGGCGTTCATCAGTCCGTTGCCGATGGCGTACACGGAAGCGCGGAAATCGTCCGCGCCGTCCGCCTTTGCCTGCTCATACCCGGGGCCAAATACCTGTGCAAAGGAGAGCTGGAAGTTCGGATCTTTCACCATTGCCCGCATACTGCGGGAAATGGTGTTGACCAACCCGGAGGAAGCCGCCGCGTTTTCCGCCAGTGCACCTGCCTGTGCCGCCGTGCTGGCGCCGCCGGTCAACAGCGCCGCAATGGCTTGCGGCACCGCCGCCACCGTCGCCGCACCCAGGTCTTCAAAAACCTGCGCCGCTTTCCCGCCGCGTGCCGTGTTTTCTGCGTACCGCTGCTGCACCCCCTGCGCCTCCGCGTCAATAGCCCGGTTCCAGCGGTTGAAAAGCCAGTTGCTGGTGTCCGGGTCCCAGTAGCCGTTGGAGCCCTCCCGGGCAAAATCACCCAGCAGGTTCTCTATCCATGCGCCGGCAGAGCTGCCCACTTTGGCGATCTGTGTCAGGCCCATTTGTCCGGCTTTTGCCAAGCCCTGGCCCACGTTATATTTCCCCGCCGCACTTGTTGCGTTTCCCGCAGGCACGCCCGGCGTAACCAGCATAGACGTGTCCGGCTTATAGGTGCTGGGCGCCACATCCGCTGCCGTTCTGCCGCCGGTGCGGATAATATCGCCGCCCATGCCGGCAGCTTCCATTTTGCTGCGGAACTTATCCTGCCACCCGCCGCTGTCTGCATTGCGGCTTGTCCGGCTTGCTGCGGGGATGTCGTTTTCCATCCCCGCAGCTTTCATTTTCTTCTGAAATGTCTGCTTCCAGCCCATCGCGCCCTCCTTATTTCCCCGGGTTCTTCACGGCGTATACCAGATCGCTGTACTGCTTCTTTGTGATGTTCCCGTTTTCGTACATAGCCTCCAGCGCCATCATCTGCCCGCTGGTGGTCCTTGCGTTGCTGGTGGCCAGGTTCAGTGCCGTGCTGCTGCTGTATCTTGCGTTGTCGCTGCCGCCGGAGCCACCGTTGCCGCTGCGGCTTTTCAGCCGGTCAATGCTTGTCGTGCCGGCGTATCCGCTGCCGATGTATGCGCTCCGTGCCGCGCTCTGTGCTGCCGCCAGACGATCATTGTAATCGGCCAGGCTGTCCCGATAGCGGCCGTACTCGTCGTTTGCCAGATTGCGGTACAAATTGGCGGTGTCCATAATGTCGCCGCGCTCCTGTGAGTACATCTGCCGCGCCACTTCCTCCAGCTGCGCCATGTACTGGTTGTACTGCTGCTGCGCCGCCGTGGTGGCATAGCTGGAGGCCAAGCCGCCGGTGCGGGCGGCCACCTGCCCCAATACGTCCTGCATGCTCATCCGTCCGTTGTTGCCATACCGATCCGCCAGCGACTGGTACTGGCTGCCCTTTGTCCAGTCCTCGTAGTTCATGCTGGTCAGCTGCCGCGCCAAAGCATTCAGCTGATCCAGATACGAGCTGTTGAAGGTGGGAAGTGCGCCCACATCTACCGGCATTTCCACCCGCGTGTAGCCACCGCCGGAATTTCCGCCGCTGTTCCCGTAGTTCAGTGCGCCGCCCACAGCGCCGCCCATTGCGCCCGCCAGGGCGCCATTGACCGCGTTGTTTTTAATTGCCGCCTTTTTCATGGCGACGGCGTCCGCCATGTTGCTCCGGTTATTCGGGCCGCCGAATAGTCCGCTTACTGCGCCCATAACACTGCCGGTCGTCGCTTTTTTGTTTTTCCGTATAGCCATAGGCATCCTCCTTATGTCTTGTTTTCCAGCGCCGCCACTCTCTGCTCCAGCGCCGTGTAGTCGTTGCCCAGTATCGTCACGCTCTGCGTCAGCGCCGATATGCTGGCCCCCTGGCTGTTCACCGTGCTCTGCAGGGCGGATACCGTATTCTGCAGCGCCGTCAGCAGAATGTACATCTCCGCGTTGGACACGCCCGCCTTGCTGACGTTCTTTGTCACGTTGCCCATTGCCCAGTCAATGCGCTGGCACATGTACTTAATGTAGTTTTCCGTTATGTCCAGCGCCTCTGACGGGTTCTCCCTCGGCAGCTCGTTTATGCTCTCCGGGAAAACGATCATTTCACATCACTCCCCACCATAAACGCTCTCGATATGCCCAGTATGGTGCACGGGCCCTTGCCCTCCAGCCTGAGCTCAAATTTGTCGCACCGGTTGGCCGCAAGCCGCAGGCTGGTCACGTTGTGCTCCTTGCCCACCACCTTGCCGCACGTCTGCCACGGCTTTCCGTCGCAGCGCATCTGTGCCGTCATGTAGCTGCCCTTCGGCAGCTCCAGCCGCATCAGTATCTTGGAATACGCTTTCTTGCCGTCGATGGTCTCATACATGGGGGCGAACTGCGCCATCCACTCCTGCGCCTGCGGCGTGTCCTCGCCATCCAGCAGGTACACGTCGCCGCCCGCCAGCATGTACAGCTTCTTGCCCAGCCGCGCAAAGTCCACCGCCTCCGTGCCGTCCTCCAGCACCCATATCCCGGTCTTGGTCTCGTACACCATTGACCGGTGCTCCGCGCCGTCCTTCACGCTCAGGTAGTAGCTGTCTCCGTCGTTGCCGGCTACCGCATCGGTAAACTCCTTCTCGCCGAAGTTGTCGCTGATCAGCACCGGCGTGCCGCCGGAATAGGTGTATACCCCGTGAGGGCCTTTATAGAACAGCGTGTCGTTGATCACCTGCTGGCTTTTCTGACATCCATCCTGCAAGCCCTCCATTTCGTAGGTGTACATGGCGTACTCCGCCGGATAGCTGCCCAGCATCTTGTGCAGCTTTGTCTCCTTCCAGAACAGCACCGAAGAGCTCAGCTTGCAGCAGCCGGTGAATTTCCCCTCCGTGCCCACTGCCAGCGTATAGGCGTCTGTGGATAGTCCCTCATACACGTAAAAATTCGTGGGGTCGCCCAGCGCGCTGGCGTATATGGTCTGCGTGTCGTTGTCGCAGCCCCACAGCCGGTTTTCGCTCTCGCATATGTAGTCCAGGTCCGGTATCTTTCGCTCGATCTTAATGCTGGTGCTGGCCTCGTTCACCGCCGTAAATGTGTTGTCCGCCACCGTGATCGTGTTGGAGGTGACCGCCTTAATGACAAAATCCTTGTTGTTCTCCGTCTTGGATGTGCAGCCGGAAAGTGTCACGCCGTCGCCCGCTTTGAACTTCGTGGTCAGGTCCGCCCAGCCGTTCACGGTTATTTTGTTAGTGGCAAACGTGGCCTTGCTGCCGGTGATCTCCGCCGCCAGCGGCTTTACGGTCTGGTCCTTGATGTCCAGATACACCTTGTCCGGCCATATCACCATCTTGGTATTCACCACGGCAAACTGCTTCTTTCCCGCCGTCACCGTGCCCACCGTCTGCCCGTCGTACAACAGGGAAGTCCCCTGCACCGCCACCAGCTTGTCCCACGATGTCAGCGCCGTCACATTCTTGTACCCGGTCTGCTTCAACCTTCCTTTCCGCGTGGTGATGTACGGCCACCGTCTGGCCGACAAATTCAGGCTGTCCCGCAAATCGCCGTTCTGTATGGCATCCGACCAGTTGATGCCTCGCATCTGCACCATCTCCACCTTGTTGGGGTTCAGGGAATAGGGCAGGCTTGCCAGTCTCATCCCATCACCTGCACATTCCCGGTGTTGTCCGGGCAGTGCTGCCGGCGCCACCACGCCATCGCCTCACTCATCGCCTCGTCATACACCGCCTTGTCGTTGCCATACAGCGCCGTTTCGTTGTTGTAGTAGTCGATCTGGCTGCACAGATACAGCACATACACCCGGTCGTAGGGCGCGGGGAGCAGCAGCTCCCCGTCGCCCGCCGGCCAACTGTGTACGTAGGAGTCCATATCGATCCTCTCCCCAATCTGCTGGTCCAGCCCCATCACCCACGCCGCTTTCTGCTCGTCGCTTATGGTGTTCAGCCGCAGCTCGTCCGCCTGCGAAATGGTATCTGTAACCGTCATGTCTTCACCTCACTTCACGATCTCCCACGTGCCGCTTTTCCCGTCCGCGCTCCGCGTCACCTTCACGGTGTACGTTTCGGTCACGGTCGGCTGTTCCGGTGTCTCCGGCTCCACATACGGGATGCCGAACCACTCGCACAGGCCCTTGGCGGCGCTCTCCGCCACCTCTGTCATGTGCTCGTGCCACCAGCCGATGTCGTTGGGATTGTCATGGAAAGCGTGTTCCTCGTAAAAGCTCACCGCGTTCGGCACCCGCAGCTCGTACCACTTGGCGTTTGGCACCAGCGTCACCTTGCCGGGGTACACCTGCTTGCGGTATTTCACCATGATCTCGCCCAACTTCTTCCCCTTGCTGGAATAAGTGTAGTACATGGGGTTGCACCCGCTCACCCGTGTCTGCTCCGCGCCGTTGCTGATGGCGTTGGTGTGGCTGACGTAATGCACGTCCGCGCCCCATGCGTTGCTTTCCCTCACGTTCTGCTTCATGATGGCATCGCCGTTGTCGCCGTTCATGGGGGTGCGCCGGTACCCGCGCTTAGTGGCAATGCCGCAGCGGTTCAGGATCGGCTCCAGAATGTCGATGTACTCGTTGTTCTCCAGTGCCTCATAGCACTGTTTCCCATCCGGGCGCGGATATACACAGGGGTTTGCCATGTGCATAGCCGGGGACAGGTAGACTTTCGGGGCGGCCATTTACATGGCCTCCTCATCCAGCGTAGATTTCTTGTAGCTGGCGCTGGAAATGCCCAGCAGCGCGCCAAGGAACACGGTAATGCAGGAGATAGTCCCCGCCACCTGCTCGATGTACGGCCAGCCCCAGATGCCGCCCAGTCCCACGTACAGGGCACTAAGGGCGGGCAGCACGATCATAACCACCCACTTGATGATGTCATAGGTCTTGTTGTTCAGTTTCATAATTCTTCCTTTCCGGCTTTACGCCTCTCGCTTGATGGGCAGTTTCCTTACTTCCTCCATGACCCTTTTTGCGCTGCCGTTGCCGCCCATCTTTTCATACGGCTGGTACAGATAGTCATTGAGGTTTTCGTACTCGTCCTGCGTGACGTACCCTCTCGTCACGTACACCATGCCAAGATGGATGATGCGGTCATGCGCCAGACCCACCAGCATCTTCCGCTCTGCGTTATTCTTGTCCGCCCGCTTCGATACCAGTGCCCACAAGCCGCTGCTTGTCAGCACCGCTACCGCCAGCGGTACGGCGATCTGCTGTACCCACGGTTCCATTCGCCGCGTTCTCCTCTCAAATTATTTTTGCACCTCGACACCCTTCGACCGTTTCTGACACGCCACCTGTGCTATCCTGCTTGCAGAAAGGAGGTGTTCCCATGCCCGAGTATTTCACCCTGTTCAACGCCGTCACCGACGCCATTGCCCAGCTTGAAAAGGCCGTTGCCGCACTCAAGCAGGCACAGCTCGATGCCGAGGAAGCCTACATCCAGCGGGGGGAGTAATTCTCCCCGCCCTTTATTCTGCGTACACGCTCTCGATCAGCGCACACAGCTCCGTGTACTGCTCGTCCGTGATGCGCATCACGGCGAAAAACACGTCGCACTTCTGCTGTGCCCCCTCACGGGTACTGTAAAATACATCACAGTCTGTATTCACCTTGTACATTCTTTCACCTCACTTTCCAGCATCGCTAAAGCTTTTGATGATAGATTAAAATGCGAAGCTGGGGACAACGTCACGCGAGAAGCTGGCGAAGGTGGTGGCGATGCTGCCGCTGGCGTTGACAAAGTAGAAGTTCGTCGTGGGGTCAGAGACTGCGTCACGCAACCACCAACCCTCCACAGAACCGGAGGCGTTGTTTTTAATTTTGCTGTTACCTGCAGCGTACCAATTGTACCCGCTGGAACCTACATCACTTTGGTTGTGTATCGCCAGCGTATCTGTTGTTTGCTGATTTGCGTTGGTGTTCGTTTTGCTGGTAAGGCTCCGCGCTTTAAGCGCTGCTTTCCACGCCGGAGGTATTGTGCCCAGCAATGTCGCCATCGTGGACGTTCGCATCAACGAGGCGTTCCATCCTCCGGCGTTTGTCGGGCTATTGTTCATAGGGGCAGTGCTTACCGTTGTGACCGTGTCAAACGTCATGCCGCATTTCCCGGTTGCCGTTTCGCTTCCGTATGCCGCTGCATCCGCCAGCGTGTCGGTGTTGAAACTGATAAGCCGCGCCTGTACCGTGGTGTTGTTAATGGAAAAGCTCATGGTATCCCCGATGGTCAGCTTACGGCTGTCCGAACCAAATTCCAGATACACCACGCTTGTGGTGCGTGAAATTGCACTATTGTTGGAAATGGCCTCTGCATACAGCGCCATCAAGTCAGCCGTTACGCCAGCCAAGCCGTTGGTGTATACCACCCCGGCGGTTGCGCTTGTGTTTGCCACAGGCCGCGGAACCGGAAGCTCTATAATAGGCGGCGCGTGGTATGTTTTGATAGGGCTTTTTATGCCGTTCAGTGTAGCTACGATAGACCACGTCCCGGCCTTGTTCAGTTTTAGCGTTGCTTTGCCATCGCTGCCTGCTATAGCGGTGACAACACTCGTTCCCAGCGTTGCAGTCACAGTCGCGCCGGCAGAAGTCTCCACAATGTATTCCGCCCCGCTTCCGCCCCCTACACCCCCGCCAAATCTCATAATATTCGCCATGCTCAGTCACCTCTCTTTATCACGCGGATAGGCAGGTCAATAGTCGGCTTGTCACCGTAAGCTTTCAGCGTCATGCTGTTTGCCGCCTGTCCGCCATCCTGGATGTTTGCGCCCTGCAAGGCTTCCAACTGCTCTGCCGTGATGTTCAACGCAGGCAAGACCTCCTGATTGCTGGTGGCCGTTACACCGCTTACCGGCAGCGTGTAGGTGTACGGAGCCGCATCACCTGTCCAGCTTGCCGCAAGCAGCGTGGCCGTAACCGTTTCGCTGGCCCCTGCATAGTCCGTGCCTTTTGTTGCCGCGCTCACACCGCCATTGCCGTCTCCCTTGAGTACGCCGCTGGCCGTCACCTTGGCCTGAAAGTCAGCGGGCTTCTTGCCGCTGTCGGACAGATCGCCCGCCGCGTCCAGCGCGGCCAGGTTGCCCGCCGCTGCGGGCACCGTCTTGTCCGCCTTGTTCCCGATCTCGGCCAGGTCGCTGTTGAACTGCGTTGCCGTGCCGGTGTAGCCGCCCTTGCTGGCGGCGGTGTAGGCGCTCTCGCCTGCCTCGCCCTGGGGGCCCTGGATGCCCTGCTCGCCCTGCGGGCCGGTGTCTCCCTTGGGGCCCTGCTCGCCCTTTTCACCCTGCACGCCCTGCACGCCCTGTGGACCCTGTGGGCCGGTGGCACCAGTGTCGCCCTTGTCTCCCTTCGGGCCCTTCAGCGCGCCCACGTTCACCCACTGGCCCTTGTCCACGTCCCACTGGTATACCACGTTGTCATCCGCCGTACCAACGAACCACGCCTGTCCGGCCTCTCCGGTGGGGTGCGCCGCCTGCAAGGCCAGCAGCGTTCCATACAGACCCAGCACCGTGTAGCTGTCGCCGCTGTCGCCTTTGTCGCCCTTGTCACCCTTGAGGTTGCGGAACGTAAACGCAAACACCTTTGCCGTGTCCGGTCCGCTGGCGCTTATCTGTACGCTTGGCGTGCCTACATTGGCATCCACCGTGACGCTGGGCGTACCGAAGCCAGCTGCAGCACCGGTCGCGCCCGTCGCACCCGTCGCGCCGGTAGCCCCGGTGTCACCTTTGGGTCCCTGCGCGTCGTAGCTGGTGGCCACATACCGGCTGTTGTCAAAGTCCCACAGTTCCCACTTGCCATTGCTGTTGATCCGCGGCGGATGATTGCTGGCCGCCTCCGCTTTAGTGGCCGCCGCCGTGGCTTTTTTCTCGCTATTATCCGCCGCTGCGGCGCTGCCTGCGGCGCTTGTCTCGCTGCTCTTTGTGTTGGTCTCGGAGGTCTTTGCCGCCGCGGCAGAACCGCTTGCAAGCCCCGCGCTATTGCTTGCCGCCCTGGCCGCGCTCTGCGCCGTCTGCGCACTCGTCGCCGCTGCCGATGCACTGTTTGCGGCATCAGAGGCCTTTTCGCTTGCCGCAGTTGCACTTTTGCCAGCGCTGGTGGCGCTGGCGGAGGCGCTCGTTGCACTCCCAGCAGCAGCGTTCTCGCTGGCCTTTGCCGCCGTCGCACTGCTTGCCGCTGCGGTTGCGCTGGACGATGCGCTTGCTGCGCTGTTTGCCGCGCCTTGCGCATATTCACCCGCGTATTGCTCAGAAGTCTGTGCACGGGACTGTGACAATGCCGCGCCTTCTGCGCTTTTCGCCGCCTCCGTCGCCGCCTTTCGCGCGTCCACGATGGTGGCAAGCACGTTTTCGATCTGGCTCTGCAGCTGCTCCGCCTGCGTGGGCGGCACGTCCTGCTCCGTCTCCGCGTCGGCGCTCCATTTGCTCTCCGCCACGGTAAACCGCCCGTACACCGCCGTGGTGGCCCGTGTTTCTTTTTCCCCGGCCACCGCAGTACCCTTGACGCACAGCGTCATTTCACCGGCGTACTTTTTGGCCCCGTTTGGCACCGGCACAAGATACACGCTGGTATCGTCCGCCTCCAGCATGTCAGCGGTCAGAAGCACCTCTATCGTGGCCTCACCCAGCGCATCGCGGAACTGCACAATTTTTGTCAGGCCGTCCCACATGCCGGAGAACTCCATGCGGAGAATAACATCGTTGTGGCTCCCGACAGCGCCGATCATGCACTTGTCGCCGGTGATATATTCGTTCTGGATTTTCAGGGGTATCGTCCTCGTCATGTTCCCTGTCCTTTCCGCTGAAAAACGGCGCGGCAAGCAGGAAGGATAACGTCCTTCTCCGCTTGCTGCGCCGTGTCACAGCCGTTTTTGGGTCTCGCGGTGGTATGCAGTTGTCAGTTCAGCTGCTGCTTTACCGCCTCATACTCCCGGGCCTTTTCCTCCAGCATCTCCGCTGTGGCCGCGTCCTGGGCCATCGACCGGCGGATGATGTTGTATACCGGCCGCGGGATACGGACGTGCTTGCCCCGCTGGATGCGGTACACCTTGCCGTTCAGCCCCACCACGATGTCGTCCTTGTATCTGTCGTCGTCCTTGAAAGCGTAGAACGAGACCATGCCGTCGTCCGCCTCTCTGACAGACATGCCACGCATGACCTCCTCGGCGGCCTTTGCGGCCTCCTTGGCGTCCTCAGCCTCCTTCTTGGCCTGCTCCAGCGCCTCGTTGGCCGCGGCCAATGCCTGTTCCATTTCCTCAGGCGTTCTCTGCTTCTTTTCTGCCATGTTTATCACTCCTCATGTCCGGGGCGGAGGGGGACGATGCCCCCTCCGCTTGTGTGTCAGTTCATCAGGCCGCTCTCAAAGGTAGAGGCGGACTCGATACGCACCATGTACTGCTCCACCAGTCGCTCGGCCACCTTGGTCAGCTTCCAGCCGGCGGTGGCGCGCTGGTTCAGCGGGTCAGCGGTGCCGGAGGAGCCCAGCTGCTTCACGATGTGCTGCAGACCGCCGCCCTCCAGCTCGGTCACGCCGTATGCGTCGGCGCCCACGATCAGGGTGGAATACACGTCGCGGCCCTTTGCGCCGCCCTCACCGGGATAGATCACGGTAGACGCGGCAGGCGTGGTTGCGGGGCTGTCCTTCACGGTGATGGTCGCAGCACCGGCAGCACCTGCGGCCGCGGACGCCACCTCCATCAGCTCGCTGCCCACCAGGATCTCGCGGCCGGTCAGCGCGGCAGCCTGGTTGGTGCTCAGGGCCTCGGTGACGGTGATGACCTTGCCGGACGCGCTCTTGACGGTCAGGTCACGAACAGCGGCGTTGCTGCCGTCGGCGATCACCAGGTCGGGGGCGTGGAAGATCTTTGCCTCGGTGGTCTCTACGAAACGGACGCCCTCGATCTTGCCGATCTCGCCTTCATAGATACCGTCGGGGTCGGAGTAGGTCTTCACGTCCACCCACTTCTTGTCGCTCATCAGGTCATAGGCGGTATCGGGGTGAATGATACCCGCGAAGTAGCCGTTGATCTTCTGGGCGTTCATGACCTTCAGCGCACGGACGGCCTTGCGGATGTCGTCCACGCTCAGATACTTGTTGTTGGCCTCAGTGGCGTCGCCGCCCACCAGCTCGCTTCTGTCCTTGGCGCCGCCGGCATACACCACGTTGGTGCCGCCTGCCAGCACCTCGCGGGTGATGGTGTCGGAGGTACGGCCGGCCTGAGAGGCCAGCAGGCGGGTGGCCTGCACCAGGTTGTTGTCAATAGCGGTCAGCTCCAGGATGTCGGACAGCTCGATGTAACCACCGTACTGCTTGATGGTCGCACGGATGACGCCCATGCTCAGCTTCTGGCCGGCGGGGGTCACACCTTCGGTCAGGGGCACCAGCGCCTTGGGCAGGCTGTCGTACTTGCGGAACTCGATGGTCTTGCCGCTGTTCTTGGGGATAGGATGCTTCTGGCCAAACTGGTCATGGATAAGCTCCGGCTCGGCCAGATTGATAAGACGCATAGAGTAATACGTCTTCATCTCGTCGGACAAGCCGGCGTCCAGGGTGGTGTTGGTGTTGCCGTCAAACAGGTTCAGCACCACCGGCATCAGGTACAGGTCACAAATGGTATTCATCATAGTTTCATAGCTCCTTTCAGCATATCGCAGCGGAGCCGTGAGAGATCAGAACGAAATGCGTTCGCCTCTTGCCACTCTCCGCTCGATCTCTTCAAAGTCTGCCCTTGTCAGCTTTGAGGGATCTGTCTTTGTTACGAACGCGCTGTTGGAGTTGGTGCCGTTTTCGTTGGGACGATTGCCCTTTGCGCGGACGGAGTCTGCCACCTTCTTCTCCGTGCTGGCGGCCGCGGCCTGTACCGCGCTGCCCATCAGCTCGTCGAAATGCAGCACGCGGTAGGCGTGCTCCACCGGTGTCCCGGCCTTCAGCAGGCTCAGAAACTCCGGGTTCTGCAGCTCCTGCATCAGGTCGAAGTTCTGGTACAGCGGGTTGACCTTCATGGCCTCCGCCTCCTTGTACCACTTCTCGCCCTGCGCCCGGAAAAACTCGTTCTGCTGCTGCTCCTGCTGGCTCCGCAGCAGCTCGGCGTTCTCCCGCTTCAGCCGGCGGAACTCCTTGTACTGCTCCTCGCTCATGCCCGCCTCCTCGGCGGCCTCGCTCCAGTAGGCGTGGTCGTTGTCCACGGCCTCCAGCAGCCGCGCGGCGTCCCCGTCGTCGATGCCGTAACGCTCCATCAGCGTATCCAGCACCGGCTGGTAGGATTTCATCCGCTTCTCGTTCTCCCGCGCCTCCTTAAAGCGCCGGTCGATCATCCGCTGCGTTTCCTGGGTGTACAGGTCCTTGTACTCCCCGTTGATCAACTCCCTGAAAGCCTTTTTCTTGGCCTCCAGCGCGTCGGACGCGGTCTCCACGTCCTTCACCTTCTCCTCAGCCCCGGCGTCAGGCTGCTGCTCCGTCTGTGCTTCGCTCTCCGGCTGTTTGCCGTACTTCACGTCGCTCAGTGCGCCCGTTTTGCCCTGGCGGGTGGTACCAGTGCTCGCTTGTGTCTCGCCCTGTGCTGCGGGAGCTGCCGCCCCGCCGCCCTCGCCGTCAAACAGGCAAAGGCTCATGTCAAAAAGGTACATATCTTGTCCTCCTAAAAATGCGCGGGCATGTCGCTCCCGTGTGGCGTCCCCGTTCCTGCGGCGAAGCGGTGTCTCATAACCGCCGCCCCGCCGCCCGGAACAAAAGGGAGGTACAGAGTTCGCCTCTGCACCTCCCACGGTACCATTGCTTTTTCTGATTTTTCCACTTAAAAGTGGAATTTTCAAAATTTTACAGAAATTTTTTTCGGCGCCGCTTTTTCCAGCTGCAAAAAGCCGATCTTCAGCAGGTCGTACAGCCATTCCCCGCCGTGCCAACGCAGGTACGCATCCCCGCTGTCCAGCTTTTCATACACCAGCTCCGCCTCCTGCGTGTTGTGCAGCCACCCCGCCGCCGTGTACATGAGGCAGCTTACCGCCGCACAAACGTCCGGTGCGCCCGTGGCGTGTCCCCTGCACCTGACGGAGCAGCTGTCCCCGCGGTGCAGCGTTACCTCTGTCATACGCTGGGTGTGCTCCGCTTGGCAAGCGCCTGCCCGTACCCGGTCATGGGCGTCTGCGCCTCCATGATGCCGCTTGCAAGGCCGTTCCCGCCGCCTCCGCCGCTCTCTGCGGTATTGGTGCCGCCGCCTGACTGCGTCTCCTCCTGGGGCATGAGAACGCCGGTGATCGCCGCCAACTGCTGGCTCATCTGCATCACCATGTTCAAAAGCGTTTGCCCCTGCATGACCTTCTCCTTCACCGTCTGTATGCCCTCAAAGTCCATCATGTCCAGCGCGATCAAACTGGCCTGCGCGTTCTCCGGCGCGAAAAAGCCCATTGCGTACAGCTCCTTGGCCCGCTCGTTCTGCTCCATGCGGCTAAAGGGGTTTTTCTTCTGCGCCTTGATCTTCAAATCAAACACCGGCCGGCGGAACATGGGATTGCCCATCGTATCCAGTCCGGTCACCTGGTCCTGCAAGCCGGTGTTGTCGAAGTCGATAAACTGGTACTCGCTGCCCTCACCTGTAATGCGGAAGCTGCGGCTCAGGTCGTAAAACTGCCGCATCAGCTCCACGCACAGTGTGTTGATCTGCGTATACGCCCGATAGCTGGCGGCGATCATGTCCCGGCTGGCCTTGTTGCCCGCCTCCTGCAGTGCTGCGATGGCCGCCGCCGCGGTCACGTTGGTGGTACCGCCGGAGTTCACGTCACGGTTGGCCGCCGTGTCCTTCATCTCCTCGATCTTCATCTGCGCCACAGTCACATAGATGTCGGAAAGCGGCTGCGTCACGATCTCCTGTATGCGCCCGTCGTCCAGCGGCCCGTTCACATGCACCAGCGGCCGGTTCCAGTCCAAAAACTCCTGCTCGTTGATGGCCGTGGTGTCGCTGACAAAGAAACGCTTTTTCGTGGCCATCATGGCGTTCTCCAGAATGTTGGCGCTCAGCTTGTCGATGTACAGCTGCGGGTCCTTGCAGATGGCCACATAGCCGAAGCCGATGGGCGTGCCCTTCTCCGGGTACATCACGTCCAGCACCACCGGGTACATACCGTGGTCATAAAAGCCCCGCTCCCGGTACTCTGGGTCGTTCTCGCTGGCGTACAGCAGGGTGGAGCCCACAAACTTGATGTAGTGCAGCGCCGTCCTGCCATCCGGCGTCTTGACCTTGTAATACCAGTCCACCACCACGCTCTTGTCGCTGGTGTCCACGTTGTCGTCGTAGATGTACTCTTTCACGTCCACGACCTTGCCTTTCTGCTTGCCCTTCAGCTGCGGGTACTCGCTGTCCAGCAGGTCGTTGTCCACCAGGTCTACGATAAACAGGTTACGGCTCTTCTGGATGTCCGTGATGCCCGGCTCCCAAAACAGCTTCAGCAGGTCGATGTCCCGTATCTCGATGTCGCCCAGCCCGTTGTCCTTCTGCGGATCCCAGAAAATGCCGTACACCGCCGTGCCGTGCTTCAGCTTCTCCCACCAGTTGTCGGAGTACACCTGCTCGAAGTGGTTGTACTCCTGCACCACCGGCAATATCTGGCTCAGCGTCTTGGCGCTCTGCTCGTCGCTGCGTTCCCGTGGCAATACCACCGGCTCCGGGTAGTTGTCCATCGCGTCTGCGTGCTTGTTCTGAATGGTGTTGAACAGCCACGCGGAGGACGGCTTGGGCTCCGGCGGCGTAGACGTGACCTCCTTGCCGCTCTTGTCCACCCGCTTTGCCTTGCTCTGACCGATGCCCTCCCAGTGCCGCAGCTCCCACCACAGTTCGTCGTTGACGATGCGGTTTTCCAGGTTGCTCTTGCCGTCCTTGTACTTCGTCAGCAAATCGATGCCCCGCTCCACGTCCCGGTCCGTGATGGTAGGCGTCTGCTCTGTCCGCTGCAGCAGCATGGCCGCCATCTCCGGCGCCATGTCCTGCTCCTCCGGTACGATGCCGGGGATACCGTATCTCTCCATGCGCTCCTCCTTAATACACTTGATAAAATGCGTACCGGCTGGGCCTGTACTCGTCCTCTGTCTCCAGCGGGGAATACGGCCGCTCCACCGTCCTGTATTCCTCCCGCGGCCCTATGGGGTTGCGCATGCACACATACCGCAGCTGGTCGTAGATGTGGTCCTCGCCGTCGGTGTCGATGTCCTCCACGTCCGTCTGGTCATAGACCAGGTTCGGCACCGTCCGTATAAAATGCTTGCAGGTGCTGAACACATACAGCATGGGCACTCCATCCTCGTCAAAGGCCAGCCGGTGGTGCACCTGCATCTTGCCGTTGATCCGCGCGTGGTCACCCTTCTCGAAGTACACCCGCTGCCGCTCCATCAGCGCGCCAACGCTCTCCGTGCCGTCGCTTTGCCAGATGGCCGGGTCGCCCACACGGTGTATCTGTTTCCCCTTCAGGTTGGGGTCCTCGTCCTCGATCCTACGTATCTCCTGCGCCACCTTTGTTGGCTCCCACATCACGCCCCGGTTAGGCGTTCCCGTGCAGCCATATAGCTCCCGTATATGGTACATCCGCCTGTTGCGGTCCACGGCGTACCACCCCACGGAAAAGGGCCGGGAATAGCCCCAGTCCAGTCCGCACCAGATCACCCAGTCCTCCGGCACCCGGAACGGCGCGATCACGTGGGTGTTCTTCCGGTCCATATAGTGCTCGCTGTCGTTGCGCCACTCCGTGAACACCTGCCCCTCGAAGCTGTCCCAATTGCCGTACAGCAGGGCGTTCCGCTCCGCCTCCGGCATGCTGGCCAGCCGCTGGACGTACATGGGGTCGTTTTCCATCAGTATCTTGTTGTCAAATACCGAGGACGGCACGAAGATCCGCTTCTGCTGCCCTATGTGCTTCCTGCCGTCCGGCGTGTACCACGCAGCCTCCTCCGTGATGGTCTGCATCGGCGCCGCCGCCGTGATGAAGCGCTCCTTCACCCACCCGTGGCCTACGCCGCCGGGGTTGGCCGTGGAGCGCATATACACCCGCGTCCCCGGTCCGTTGGGCCGGTTTCGGGATTTCAAATACTCGTATTCCTCCTGCGTAAAGTGCGTCAGCTCGTCAAAGGCGATAAAGTCATAGGCCTGCCCCTGATACTGTATCTTGTCCTGCGGCCGGTTCATGCTGCCGAATACGATCTGCGCCCCGGAGGGAAACCGCCATGTGTGGCTGCTGCCGTTATACCTGGCCTTGGGGTATACCCGCGGGTAGTAGTTCAGCGTCTTGTCGATCAGCTCCCGCAGCTGCGGGAACGTCTTTCGCAAGATCAGCGCCTTGTACCAGGGGATATGCACCTGCCGCAGCGCCTCTATGACCAGCGCGTCGCTCTTGCCGCCGCCTAACCTGCTGCCCCGCCATAAAGGGCTTCATACTCCGGCCTTGCCATAAAGACGGCTTGCCTGGCCTGTGGCTGCCAAACGACACTCGGTGTATTCATATCACATCACCTCCCTATAAAACCGATGACCGGCGACATGATCTCTTTTCCCCTTGAGCACATCCGAGATGTGCCTGCTGTTAAAATATCTTTCTGCGTCCGACACACTATCGAAGTACAATCGTTCCCCGGTTGTTTCGTTTTCTGCAACAACCGGAGTTTTTCTTGCGCTGTTCGTTTTTTCAGACGCCGCGAACACATTGCTCCACAGCCCTGTTTTAATCGCATGCCGGGCGTTGTCAGCATTGCTTATCCACTCCAAATTGGATGCCGAGTTGTTTTCCTTATTACCGTCAATGTGGTTTACCTGCGGCAAATGTTGTGGATTATCCAAAAACGCCTTTGCGACTTCACGATGTACTTTAAGAGAGAATTTCCGCCTGTTAATGGTTACACGGACACGGCAATAGCCCTTACTGTCTTTTTGTTGCTTAAGTATGCGCCCATCGCGCAGGTTCGACCTTACTCGACCCGCATCGCTTACATCTAACGCACCATCTGTGCCATGTATGACTTTCCAATTCTCCACAATAAGCCTCCTTTTAAAGTGTGGCTTTACTCATCCCTGACCTCCGGCATCAGCACCACGCCGATCTCCTGCCGGTCAGTCTCCGGCGCTTTCTCGCGCCACCCGAAATTGCAGCTCAAACTAAACTTCGCGCCGTTCGCGCCGTCACGGTCATACAGCCGCGCCTCTGCGTATTCCTCGCACATGGACTTCGCGCGCGTGACTGTGTCCGTAAACTCAGGCCGCGCCTGATAGTCAAGTAGCGCTTGTCTGCCCGTAAACCCCAACGCCAACGCAAGCCCCGTTATCGTGGGCGGCTTCTGCCCTATCAGGATGACGTTGCCGTATTTGTCCATAATGGGCTGTCCATCATCGCCAATAATAGGTTCTCCCTTGCAGCTCTCAAAGTAAGCGTCAATGGCTTTCTGCATTTGCTTGACGCTTTGGTATTTTCTCGGGCATCCTACCTTTGCCATTTTGCTCACCTCCTTCCTTGTCTGACGCACCGGCCTCCCACCACTGGCCTTTGTCATTGGCACGTCTGTACCCGGCTTTCGCCTCACCTGAATATTCTCCCACCGTGAGCTATGTGCCCCGCAAGCATACATAGCATCCGCCACGGCGAAATCCTTTGCAGTAAGCAGACTATTTGGGACGCATCCCTTGCAGCGGTCTGCCAGCGCATCAGATAAAAATGGACGTCCGTCTGCCCGCATGGGGCTTGCCATCTGTTGCCGCATGGGAGGTGCGACCTCCCGCTCCCCGAAATGTGGGGTGGCATCGGCCTGCGGCATATTTCGCTCTTCGTGCGTTCTCCGTGCGTTCTCCGTGCGTTCTCCGTGCGTTGCTCCCTCCGGGCGGAGCCGAAGCCCCGCCCATCAGGAAAAGAAGGGGGAAAAGAAAAAAGATGGAGATGCAGAGTTCGCCCCTGCATCTCCCATGATAAAGTGCGTTTTTTCAATTTTTCCACTTTTAAGTGGAATTTTCAAAAATTATTTTTCGGCAACATCTACCACGCAGGGATAGTCCGTCCTGCCCATCAGATAGTCCACCGACACGCCGAATTCTTCCGCTATGCTCTTCAGCGCATCCATCGTCGGCTTCGCCGTGCCCAGTTCATACCGGCGTATAGCATCCGAATTCAGCCCGCAGCGCTCCGACAGTACATACCGCTTCAGTCTCTTTCTCTCCCGCAGCTTTCTCAGCCGTTCCGGGAATTCGCTCATGTCAGCACCTCCTCCGGGAAGAACGTCTCCCGCACCCCGCCGCACTCCGCCACGATGTACCGCCCCTTCGGATGCACATACACCACCGTCGCCTTGCGCACAGGGGACAGATTGTCCTTTGTCGCCCCGGCACCGGGGAACGGCTCCGGCATCGTCAGAAACCGCGCACGCACGATATCACCCTTCTGCATTGGCTCCGTCCTTTCGTTCACCGTAGGAACAGAAGTCCTCCGGCTTGCGCTTCTGCCATGCCACTGAGTGTACGTTGCCGTCCGAGTAAATTTTCAGGCATACGCCCAGATCGTAATGCTTGCAGTCCTTGCACCGCACCACCTCTACCGCGTCCAACGTCCGCGCATTGCCTTTAACTCCGCCTCCCGCCGCTTGCCACACTAGCGACTTGTATGATATGCCGCACTTGCTGCACGTTATCCATCTCTCCCCCGGCTTCTGCGCGTCCGGATAGCGTACCGGGCTTTGGCTTTCCGGCGTACCGCACAGCGGGCAGCGTACCTCATATCCCTCTGCGTATTTCAGCGTGATCTCCGCCATCGCTCCGTACCTCCTCAATAATCCGTGACCACGACCGGCAGCCGCCTGAATGGGTCAAACACCACCTTATCAACCTCGAATGGTTTTACATCGTCGTACAGCTGGCCGAACCTCTTAATAGCCTGTTTCTTTGTCCAGCAGAAGCAGTATGCTACATCGTCTGTAAATTCGTGGCCCTCCATTTGTGCAGCGCGGGTGAATATCCAACAGAACATTACTCCGCGCCCTTCTTTCTCTCGCCGTAGGAGCAGAAATCATCCGGCTCTACACACACCGCCTCGCCGGAATACCCGCGGGCATTTGTCTTTGGCTCCGTATGTAGGTAACACAAACCGTTTGGGTAGTTGCGATAGTGCTTGCAGCCCTTGCACCGTACCACCGGCACGGCATCGACCTCCTCTGTCAATGCGAGATACGCAAGTGCAAGCGGTCTGCTGTGGTGAAGCAGCGCTTCTTTTGTCATGTACTGCGCGATTTGTTCGATGACTGCAACGGCTTCCGCTTTCAGATCCGCGCCGTCTGAAAGGTCATTCGTATAGTGCATAAGTTCGTTTCGCAAATTATACACGATCGTCACCTCCGTCCATCTTCGCCAGCTCCACAAACCCAAGAACCGTGTCCACAATCGCCTTGTCAATTCGCGCCTGCAAACTGCATCTGTTTTCGCAAACAACAGGCATTTCAGATAGAGACTTGTTATAATAGGCTGTCTTACGGACGACCCACTTACCGTCCCAAAAATCGATAGAATAGCCGCTGGATTTCGCCCCCTCCATCTCTGCTGACTTTGCAGCGCCAGTTTTCACAAAGTAGCTTTCCCGCGTCACCCACGGCTTTTTGTAGATTTTCATTCCACACCGTCCATCTTCGCGCCGCAGTGATAGCAGTACAAGTCAATTCCCTCCGGGTTGTCATTCATACCTCTACCACATCGGCTACACCTCCAAATGTGAAAACCACCTTCCGTTTTTTCGTACATCCACCGTCCATGCACCACCGGGGCAACATCAGCGGCAGGCTGTGCGTCTACCTCCCATATCACATCTTCACGCAGCCCACAGCCTTGTTCGTCATCAACATCCGCATGAGCATCCCACCAATTCTCTAAAACTTTGCGTAACGCTTCCCTGTCAATGTATTCAGCCATTGTCAGCCCTCCTGTTCCACTTTTCGACGATAAATTTGGGTTCGCTATATACGCCACTTTCAAAATCACACTCTGGACAGTATATATAGCACTCTTCTGGGCTGTTGCCATCTACTGTTTCAAGTATTGCTTCTCCGCCACAAAACGGGCATGGTTTTAACTCAGTCATTCTTCATCGCCTCCAATGCCGCTTCCGCCTCCTCGCGGGTGAGGAAAACGGTCTCGCCGAACTCTTCAAGCCAAAGAAGAGCAAACTTTATCTCTGCAACTCCCACGACAAATCGTCCAGGCGTTTGCTCAATGTATTGCAACCGATACACCGTATCGCCCACCTTGCACGGTAGCACCACAATCCGACCGTCCTTGTCGGCCTCGGCCAACTCGCGCAGGCGGTCTATGCCGCCACATTCTCCGATCACCGTGCAAAGGTCGCTCCAATCTTTTTGAAGTGCGTTCACTTCATCCGGTTCCAGCCCCGTGTCCTCGTAAGCGGCAAGGTGTTCGCAGATTTCGACCTTAAATCCACAGTCCTCAGTGAGGCATCCCATGCCGCCGCACGGTTCTTCAAAGCATCTCGGGTAATACACGTGCCCATTTTCGCGTTTTGTCATTCGTTCCATCACTCCATCTCCCATTTCAGTTCGTCATACAGGTCACTGAACTTCTTATTCCAACGCTTCAGCCAGACAAGGGCCTGAATGCCTATCACAATCCACAGCCCGCTGGCGATGTCTTGCAACAGATTTTCCATCACTCCACCTCCTGCATCCAGAACTCGCGGCGACAATCGGAGCACCCCTGGCGCAAACAATCGGCGGTAACCCGTATATCAGCAGAAATACGCTTAGGGCACAGGATCAAAAGCCCGGTGTTATCAATATCAGCCTGAGGATACTGCTCCAAAAACACGCTCTGCCGTGTCTTGCACGGGTGTGCAGCAGACCACTCCTCGACCAGCTCGACAATCTCCTCCGCGCTCTCCTGTGAACGCTCCTTAGCAGGTACAGTACAAAAGTCAGTCTTGTATACAGGGCAATCCTCGCACTCATCAACCTTTGTGCACATACGCAGATATTCCTTTACAAACTTCACAGCATCCATCACATTTCCCTCCATTTGCACCCGTCACAGGCGCCCTCGTGTGCTTGTTTGTACTTCCCGCAGTATTGGCATAGCTCGTTCTTTATGGTGTGCAATTCTTCTTTAAGCCGCAAAACCCTGTCTGTTTTCGACACAGCCATGTCAAGCAATTCCTTGATGTCTCCCGGCATCAGCCCCGTGTCCTCGTAGGCGGCAAGGCGGTCTTGCAGCACACAGATCCACTCTTGTTCCGTGTATTTCTCCTCGTAATCTGATGCCATAAGAACCTCACCAGTTCTAAGTCGCTCTGTCAGTCGTTCCATCACTCCGCCTCCTCCTTCACCGCCACAGCCTTTGCCAGCTGTGCCATGCCCTGCTTCATGTCCTCTATCTGCTTATCCCGCCGTGCAATGGCGTCCTTCAGGCTGTCGTTGGCTTTCATCAGTGCCTCTATGTGCCGCTGCTGGTTCTCGATCAGGTCAGCGGCGGCCGGAGCCAATACTTCACGACACGGTTCACGGCTTATCTCGTTCATTGGGCAATCTTCTTCGCAGTCTCGCCCCAGTTCTGCACAGCACCGCAGCGCGGTCACGATCTCGTCTCTTGTCATGTCATTCCTCCCTAATCTCCAAACACAACGCCGCACTCGTCCTTCAGCACGTCCTTGATGTGCTTCCGCTTGATGCGGCCCTCGTTTATTTCCTCTGCCAGCTTCTCCAAGCACTCATACAGATACGCGATGCTCTGCGTGTCCCGGCTGTCCGTTGTCTCCTCTTGGACGTGCCAGCCGCATTTGTCCATCAGCACCATTGCCACCATGTCCATGTTCTCCCGTGTGCCTTGCAGCTTGCCCCGCATGAAGATGCGGTCGTCTCTGCTCAAATGCTGCTTGCCCATGTCAATACCTCACTCCGATGTAGTCCAGCACCCGCGCATAACCGAGGCCGTCTTTGGTAGGCTTCCACAGCCCATCCGTGTCAAACGCACCACCGCCGATGCAGAACTGGTAGTGCTTCGGGTGCGTGCGCCTCATGTGCTGAAATCGGTTTTCGCCCTTTTCGAGATGTGCCCCAAAGCCGCAGAACATACACCCCGTCCTCTGGCATCCCGTGCAGTGCAGCTTGCAGTCGATCAGCGTCGCATCGTAGTCGTTCTCGCCGTCGCTGGCCACGATGTCGCCGTACACGCTGGCGTAGGGGAGTTGGTGGTCTACAATGAACCGCAGCACATCCTGCTCCATCCAGAAACTCATGGGCTTAGATAATGGACGCCTTCCCTCAAAAGCGTTGCAGCCGGTTTCGCGCCATTTTTGCATACGCAGCAGACTTTCCTCTGCCATTGTTGCCGTCGTGGGTTTGACATTCGCTCGGTGCTCATAGCTCTTTGACGGGGACTTTTTCATAATTTCACAGCACCTGTCTGATATGAGAAATGGAGCCGAAAGCAAATACTCCCACTTTTCACAGTTGTACATACTCTTTTCCCCATCGGCGCGTAAGACTTCCCCACGCAATAGCTTCATGCTTCGGCTATCTGGTGAACGCCGCGCGGTTTCTATCCGGTGCGCTACATCTTTGCCGATGATGCTGTACCCGTACTTCGTCACCACCTGCCAGATGTTCATCTTCGGCCGCGTACGGTGAAGGTTTACGGTCACGCGGGGGAACTCCCTCCGCAGCCAGTCGGCGTACTCATTGACGAACTTCTGTATCTCCGGGTACTCCAGCCCCGTGTTCACAAACACCAGATTTAGCTCCCAGGGCGGTGTCCTGAAGCTTGACAGGTACCGAGCCGCCAGATACGCCAGCACCGTGCTGTCCTTTCCGCCGGAGAAGCTGACGTAGCACTGTCCGCCCCATGCGGTGTACCACTCGTCCAGCTTTTCGTAGGTCAGTATCTCCTTGTCCTGCACGTCCAGCGCCATCAGTTTCCTTGCCGCCTCATTCGTCAGCGGCTGGTTTGTGCGCTCCACGTCACACCTCCCGGATGGCAAACCCGTACCTACTGCGGAACAGCTTTGCTTTCATGGAAAACACCCTATACGCAGCGCTACTCGGATCTTTATACCCCTTCACGTCCTCCACCACCGGCAACCAGTACCGCTGGCCGTAGCTGTCAGGAGCCGTTCTGCGCTCGTAAACGAAGTCCGCGATGTAGTCGATACTTTTCACCGGGTCGCCCTCAAACGTTATGTACGCCTCTTGCAAGCAGTACCGCACCTGTAATTTGAGGCCCCGTATCTCCCCGGCCTTTTGCAGCAGCATCAGCGCATCGTAGCGCTCCGCCTCCTTCTTGCTGTCAAAGGTCAGCTTGCCGCGCCGCGTCTTCTGTGCCTTGTACTTCCCCTGCTTCTGCATCTTCTCCATGACCTGCTTCTGTGCCGCAGGCCCCAGCCGCATCAGATCCTCACTGTTCATCCAACAACCCTCTTTTCTCCAGTCCGCGCCTACTCATGGTGTAGCGCTTGACCGTCGTCATTTTCTGCGCTTTTCCGCAGCGCTGGCACACGCCCTGCGCCCAGCCGTGGAACGCTGGCTCGATGATGTAATCCTCCGCCATCTCCTGCAAACAGGTCACGCACAGCCGCGCTCTGGCCACGCGCCAGATGCCTTTATCCATCCAGCGCCTCCTTGGCCTCCTGCCACGTCATCCCGTGTTCCCTTGCATAGCGGGAGATACGTCCCCACTTGTGTTCCTTGTTGATGTAGTCCCGCATCCAAGCAAAACGCTCCATCGTATCCTGTGCCTGTTCTTCCTGCGCCTGCTCCTCCTGCGGCTCAATGCCCATCGTGATATCCGCCACATCGGGAAAAAATTTATTGCGTCTGGCATAGGCGACGGCGGCGGCTCTTACGTCCGCGTAGCTGTAAGGCTCTAAAGCGATCTCCCACGCCAGCTTCATTTTTGCCGTGACCTGCTTGTTCGGCCAGAACTGCGAAAACAGGGTAAAAAGCTTCTCGACTTCGCTTCTGTCCATTTCTTCCTCCTCCGGTAGTACATACTCCCGCCGCCGTAATATATAACATTCGTTCTCTTACTCTCCCTCTCCCTCTTACTCTCTCTCTCCCTCTTACTCTCTCTCTTTCTCCCCCTCTTTCTCCTTGCGCCTTTGTTGCGCGTTTGTTATCCGTTTGTTATCCGTTTGATTTTGATTTGTTCTGGCGGTTGGCGGCTTTATTTCTGCCGCTGTCCAGTGTGGGGCGAATCAAATTAAACGCGACACTGGCGGCGGGGGAGAGACTGCTGGACGGCTCCGTTTCGTTCAGCGCATAGTCGCAGATCGCCAGAAGAATCTCCGCCTGCTGCTTTTTGGGGAGAGGCTGTATCGCATCCCAGTAGGAGCTGTAAAACGTGAATTGTTTGCGCTTCACACCGCCTCACTCCTTCTTCATCGCCCCGATGACGTAAACGCCGCGCTCCTTGTCCAACGCCACCTGCACGGTGTAGTCCGTCAGTGCCTGCGTCACCAGCTTCGCAGGGATCTCCAGATGGTAGCCCCACAGTGTGTCGCAGTCCTCACGCTTCTCGCCGAACTGTACGGCACAGGCGGCGTAGTGCGCATCCATGCCGCGTTTGAACGCCTCGCTCACGCTCTCCGCGTCCTCGATGTGCTTCCGCTGGCGCTGTACGATGTTTTCCAGGTGCCGATTCTGCCGCCGCAGCGCCTTGATCTCTTCCTGCATCTTGCCCATTCACGTCACCCCCTTAGAAAGGCAGATCGCTGTCATCCTCGTCCAGCTCCACGAGCTGGCTCTTGATGTCCGTCCGGGGAAACGTTCCCTGCGCGTCCTCGTTCTTGCCGCAGAAGTGGACACGATCGACTGTCATCTCCGTCACACTGCGCCGGTTGCCGTCCCTGTCGTCGTATTCGCGGGTAGACAGTCTGCCCTCTACCGCCAGTTCCTTGCCCTTGCAGAAGTATTTGCAGATCATCTCTGCCGTGCCCTGCCACGCCACGCAGTTCAAAAACAGCTTTGTCTCCCGGTCTTTCACGGTCTCGCTCCACGCCACGCGGAAGCTGCACACCGCCGTACCATTCTGGGTTCTCCGCATCTCCGGGTCAGCACAAAGCCGTCCCTGCAAAATCATTCTGTTTACCATGTCAAATCTCCTTACAAATATGATTTTCCGAATTCTCGCCGGAAGTCATCTTCCGTCCAGCCATGCTCCTGCATGGTCTTTACCTGCCCAAAACGGTGAAGCTTCAACATTGTCTCTGCATTGTTGTGAACTGCCTTTTCACCAAAGATGTGGCATTTGTTGTGGCACAAATACACCACCAGCCCGTACTTCTCGCTTTTCCCGCGGTTATAAGCTCCAAAAATGTGGTGTCTGTCCAGCGGATCTGTCGCACCGTTAGCACCACAGCGCCAGCATCTCTTACTCTCCATGCGCTTCCTCCGTCCCATCCCACTCGTATTCCGGGCAGCTGTGAATGGCGTAGCTGTGCATGATGCCCGCCTTGCGTCCTCCTTTTTTCTTCACCGTAGGCGTAGCGTCCCATCCTGGCACCGGCTCCGGGTCTTTCCTCGACCAGCTGCAGTCGCCGTAGCACTTCCTGCACGTCCAGCAGGGCTGTATGTGCAGCTTGTTCATGCGCTCACCTCTCCCCACCGGCTCACCAGCGCGTCCAGCTCTGCCGGCGTCAGCGTCTCAATACCTACCGCCTTACAATCCTGCACAACGGCATCTATCAGCCGCGACATCTGCTCCGTGTCGTAGGTACTGCTGCCGTACCATACTGTCACGGTCACGCAGCCCTTGAGCTTACTGGGGAACGTCTCTGCCATCCAGCCGATCCCGTTCCGCTCCCATGCCCTGCAAAACGGCTCCGCCGCCTTTTCCCGCAGGCACAGCACCTCGCTCACGCCGCCGATGTTCCGTATCTCCTGCCTGTATACCTCCTGCTTGGAGATGCCGTAGTGTGCCGCCAGTCTGTCCAGCAGCACCCAGCAATAGGCGTTGGCATCCAGGCTCCGGCCTTTGCCCTTGATGGTCACGTTGTACTCCTTGCCGGGCTTCATGGCGTCGCACACGTCCATAGCGGTCTGCGGCGACTTCACACGCAGCGCCAGCCACGCGCCATCACTGTCTTGCTGCCACCGTGCGCCATCGACTGTCACCTGCTGCATATTACTTCTCCTTCTTCATAGCGGCTTTGATGCACTTGGCACACAGCGTTCTGCCCAGCCTCCCGGTGCTGTACTTGGCAATATCCGCACTGTCCCAAATGGTGCCGTCTCGCTTCGTCGTGGCAGTGATAGGCAATCCGCAGTCCTGGCAGTAAATGACCTCCATTGCGCCCTTTTTGACGGGCTTCTGCTCCTGCCGCTTCACCTCGTCCGTGTCCGCGTCCTTTGTATCGTCGATGCAGAACAGCCCGTTCAGTGCGTACTTTCTGGCGTAGCTGGATGCCATGCCGGTGATCTGGCTGTCATCCATGCCTTTCTTGTCCTGCGGCTCTCTGGCGTAGGCGTTTGCAGAAACGCTGTCACCGCTCTCTGTGTCTATGAGCGTTGCAGTTGCTACAACGTAAAATCTGCCGGATACTTCCTGCACCGCATCATTCAGCAGCAGCGTGGCGTTGTTCTTGATGCACAAAGGCTTTACCGCCTCCAGAATATCCTCACAGCTCCGATAGTTGTACTTCGCAAAGCTGTTGTACTGCCCCTTCGGTGCTTTCAGCTCCTGCTGGATCATCATCAGCTTCCCGTAAACATGTGCGCCCATCACTTCACCCCCATGTTCATCCGCTCGGCGATCTCCGCGCCCTCTACCGCAACACCGGCTTTCAGCAGCGGGGCAATGTCGCTCTTGGACACCGTAGGCGCGGCATACGTCACCTTGCCGTCATAGCCGTTGTCCATGCACCACCGCACCAGCTCCTCCATGTTGGTGATCTCCACCGCCGTACTCTTGCGGTAGGTAACAGAACACTTTGCCGTCTGGAAAGAGTGCCCGTCCAGCGCCCGGTCAACGTAGTCCCGCAGCCGGTCACGCTTGCGCTCCATCGTGCGGCGGCGCTCCGCCAGCTCCTTTTCCTCGTCCCGGATGGCCTTTGCCTCCGCGTCCAGGCTCTTGGACCAGCACACCATGTTCTCAATCTTGTGTTCCCTGTCCATCTGCAGCTGCTCAAAAGCATCGTAGTCCAGCAGCTCCCCAGTCTCCGGGTCGATCAGCGCCTCCAGCGCCTGGTCAATGTGATACAAACTCAAGCTCATTTCTTTTCCTCCCATGCGTCCACCGTTCGGATGCATACATCGCACCCAACGGTCTCGCCGTAAATATTCTTGTACAGAGTATCTGTTTCTTCGCCGCACACCGGGCATCGCGGCGCCTTGTAGGGCTTCGGCTCCGCCCGCGGCTCCTTGTAGTCAAACACGCTCATGCCAGCCTCCCAGCCGCTTTCAGCACTTCCCGCATAGGCTTACGCGCTTTGAGTATGGACATGGCCCGCGCCGTCTCCCGCCTGTATTGCCGCCACAGGTCGCTCAGCTCGTCGCTCTGGTAGTACCCGTCCCCGTCGTTGCAGATCATCACGCCCTGCGTCTTTGCCTCGGCAACCGCCTTTCGCATCTTCCGGTCGGTGGTGTGCAGCGCCGCCGCCAGGTCTTCCCGGCTGATGGCGTTCCTGCGTCCCTTGGGGATCAGACCGGCGACCCGCTCCGTCTCCGCCGTCCGCATGGGCAATTCGGCTTTCTCGTCCTCGCCGAACAGATACGCCCTGCTGGCCCACAGCGCCGCCTCCAGCGCCTCGGTGACTTCCTCCGTGGGCAGGCACACGCCGTTTTCAAACCGGCTCACCATGCTCACGTCCATCCGGGGGTCTGCCAGCTTCAGAATGCCGCTGACCGCCTCCTGCGTCAGCCCCAGCTCCAGCCGCCGTTCCTTCAGTCGGTTCATCTTCCATCCCTCTTTCTTATCGCCTTTTTGGCGTTCTCGCGCCTTGCGCTGTTCATGCTGTAAAAATCACCCTCGCTGTACGATGCGTAGCGTTTCGCCTTGTCGGCCTCAACGTCCCGCCGGAACGCTTTGTAGTCCTCGCACTCCCCGTGGCACATCGCGTGTCTGCGCTGGCAGCCCTTGCAGGGCGGAGCCGTCCGGTTCACCAGTCCGATCATTCCCACTTCACCAGCGCTTTCACAACACCGGCCTGCGCCGCGTCCTCGTGGCTCATCAGCACGTCAACCGTGTAGCCGTACACCCCGGTATCGGCTGCTATGTAAGTCTTACCGCCAAGCGTCACGGTGCTGCCCAGCGGGATGATGTCCGGGTCTACCGCCACGGCCTCGCCGATGTCCACCAACAGGCCGGATGCCGTCAGCACCTTGCCGTCCCGCTGGTTCATGTGGGCGTAGGGCGTGCAGCACGCGCAGTACCCGGTGATGTCACATACCAATACGTTCTCCGCCTCCGGCTCCGCGATCTCTGCCGTGGGCGGTGACTGCACCACGTCCTCCTGCACCGGCGGCAGCGTCAGGCACCACGCCACCAGCACCAACAGCATCGCCCACAGGACGATTGCCACCGCCCACATACGCCTGCACCATCGTCTGGTACGGCATAGCCGGGAGTATTCCCGCGCCCGCCTGTTCCGCTCCCTCATCGCCCCAGCGCCTCCACGCCCTTGACGATAGCCCAGCTAAGCCACGCCGCGCCGATAAACGCCAGCGTCCATGCAAACCAACTCATTCCTCCACCGTCCTCTCCGCGATCCATGCGTCCAGCTGCTTCTTGAAGATCTGATACACTGGGCTCTTGTCCAGCTCGATCACCAGCCCGAAGGGGTACACCCCCTGCTTGATGCCCTGCCGCAGTGTGTCTGTCGTCATGCCCAGCCCACGCTCCCGCAGGTACAGCGTCGCGTCCTGCGGCGTCAATGTAACGATCCTGCTCATTTCTTTCCCTCCATCTTCAGCCGCTTATCGTAGCTTCATTTTTGATTACATAAATCATTTTTGATTTTCATCGAGCAAAAAAAATAGAAACAATCTCTTCATTGGTCAAATTAAGCAGCACCGCTATTTCAGATGCCTCACTTACTTTAAACGGACTATCCCCGTTCATTTTAGATGCCAGAGAATTGTATGTCATTCCAATACAACGCGCAAACTTCGTCTTTGTCATGCCAGCCTCTGCAATTTTGCCGCGCAGCTTCTTGCTGTCAACCATGTATACTGCCCTCCTTTCAAAATCATTTTTAAGATAATTCGATTATAAAACTCAATTAAAACTTTGTCAATATTATTTTTGATATTTTTAATAATAATTTTATAGCATACATCAATTTTGAGGTTGACACATTAAATTTGTTTTGCTTTAATAATGCGTAAGAAAGGTGTGAACTATATGTCATATATCAGTGAAAATATAAGGCGGGCTATGTTTTTTGCCAATATGAATTATAATGATCTTTCGCAAGCAACAGGCATTAGCCCCGCAACATTACAACGGTACGGATCAGGCAAAACCGAGAAAATCCCCATTGACCGATTATTAAAAATAGCCTCCGCGCTAAATATAACAACTGATGAATTACTAATAGATCCTAAATATTTCCCAAGTATTTTAGAATTAACCGCAAGAGATAACGGCTTGTTAAATGCAACCAATTTTTTAGATAAGATGAAAAGACCTAAAAAAACGGAAGAAACCGCGCCCACCGTTACCGATGAGCGCGATCTTGAAATGCTGTCTCTGCTGTCCCGCCTTACGCCGGAGCAGAAGGAGATGCTTCTCCTCCAGATAAAAGGGCTTTTGCCGCCGCAAGAATAATGTCTTTCTCCGCCTCCCCCAGCTGCACAAACCGTTCCATCAACTCTCTGTCCATTTTCTCCCTCATTCCTTCGTCAAATCGTCCAATTCCTATCCCATGTTTTATTCAGTTGTACTAAAATCCCCGCCTTACACTTGTAATTTCTTCACCAAGTTATATAATAGGTGCCAGAAAGGGGGTGTATTTATGTATAAAATGTATATGAAAGATGGACTTATTGCCAGTTGCGGGATAATTATTATTGCAGGCATTATTTGCCGCGACATGTTCCCGCCGCCATTTTGGATTATTTCAAGATTTATTTTTCTTGTCGTTGTTGGAGTTATTATTGGTTATTGTGCTTATAGAGGGACAATATGTATAGAAAATGCAGTTCCGCCAAGTGATTTATTACTTATCTTTAATGACGGTATCAGCCATAATCATGGCATTTGTCCGGCAACTGGAGAAATATGCATAAGAACAAAATGTGCTCCTGCAATACTACAAACATACGGGGAAGCAAAATCCAGATATTTATTAAGCTATTGTAATACTCCAAGCATTTGGACATTTGGCGGACAATGGTTTTTGTTTTCCGCTTCAGCAATTACTTTGCTTTATATATGGGGCGCTCAAACAAACCGTGATTATCTACTTTTGGGGTTTATTTTTGCCGCAATCCCCATTATTACTTTCTTTTTGTTTACTCGGTTTGGGAGAGAAAAGTGTTCTTGTCCAAAAAGGTTTTCAGATAGGTTCCCGCCAATAGATGATGTTATTGGCTTTAATGATACAATGGAACGCTATTGTATTTATTTGAACTGGTGCGCATCTATAATGGAAAAAGCGTCTGAAAATTACACCTGCTTTAGATCAATTGCTTTATATATATCGTTTGCCATGATTTGTATTGCAATTATGGCAATTTAACAACCCGACCGTCCCCGCCGCCTCCGCAACGGCGGCGGGGACTTGCAGCAGCCACGCCAACCATCACGCCTGTCTGCTGCGGCTTTACCGTAGCAGTTTTAAGTTGGGTCTGTCAACGCCAAAAAGGGGAAACCGCTGTTTTCTCGCAACAGAATTAGGATAATTGACCGCCAAAAAGGGGAAAAGAGGGAAAAAATGGAAGATACGTTAAAGGAATTGTGTCGCGAAGCAAGGGACCGCCAGAATATCACCATTCAGGACCTGGCAGACGAAACCGGAATTTCAATATCCACCATCGGGAACTTTTTTGCTACCAAATCCAAGGCGCCCAACGTCTATAATGCCGGCGCCATCTGCGCCGTTCTCGGCGTGTCCCTGGACCGGTATTTCGGCATCATAGAAATGCTGCCCCCGGAGGATCAGATGGCCCAGCTGCAGCACGACCACCATAACGAGCTGGAGATTGCCCGTCTTGAGGGCAGCATGGAGCAGATGGCGAAAACCATTGATTACCAGCGCAAAAAAACGCGGATCACCCAATTTGCCATTTACGGCCTCATGCTTGTGTGTGCCATATTTTTGGCGGTTATCGTGGGCTATATCTTCTTTGACTACCGTGTGCCCAACCAGGGGCTTATTCAGGGCGGAGAGGCCAGCATATTCGCATGGATCGTCTTTTTGCTGCTTGCCGTCGGCATCGGCATTTTTGCCGCCGTTTTTATCGTGGCCCTGCGTTACACAAAGGACCCACACGCCAGGCCTTAACGTATAAAACATTTGTTCTATTTTACACAGACATTGTACATGACAAGTTTCTTGTTTTCAATAGACGTAATTCACAAGTTTCTTGTTATTCTTTTGTGAGGTATCCCTATGTCCACCTGTATAAAATGCGGCGTCGAGCTTGTCCCCGGCGCCGTTTACTGTCATATCTGCGGCAAAAAGCAGGTCAAAGAAACCCGCAAAGCCCTGAAGCGCCCCAACGGTGCCGGCACGGTTTACAAGCTCTCAGGTCGCCGTACACGCCCCTGGGCTGCCGCCAAAAATCATGTGATCATCGGCTACTACGAACGCAAGACCGACGCACTGGCCGCGCTGGAAAAGCTCTCCGGCAAACCAATCGAAGAAAAATTCAACATGACGTTCTCTGAGGTGTTTGCGGAATGGAAAGCAGAACACTTCCGTGAAATAGGTCCGCAGGGAATAGAGTCCTACAACCAGGCCTATAAGGTCTGCACCAGTCTGTATCCCCGGAAATTCCGCGACCTTCGCACAAAGGATTTTCAGGCGATCATCGACAGCAACATGGCAAAGTCCAACTCCACCCTGTCCAAATACAAGCAGCTTATGACGCAGATGTCCCGCTGGGCTGTCCGGGAAGAGATCGCCACCACTGACTTTGCCAAATACGTCAAGCTGCCCCAGCAGGTAAAAAAAGAAAAAGCCATCTTTACAGATGACGAGATCGCGCTATTGGAAAAAGACGGCTCCGACGCCGCCAAAATCGCCCTCATGCTGATCTACACCGGTATGCGTATCGGAGAATTGTTTTCCTTGCCGCTTGCAGACTACCACGAGACGTATGTGATCGGTGGCGAAAAGACGGAAGCCGGAAAAAACCGCGTCATCCCCATCCGCCCGGAGGGCAGAAAGTATTTTGCCTACTTTGCCGGTCGGGCCGACGGCGATCTGCTCTTGTCCGGCTACGACGGGCAGCGCATCCCCGCCAATTACCGCAAACGTGACTTTTACCCTCTGCTGGAAAAGCTCGGCATCCCAAAGCACACGCCCCACGCCACCCGTCATACCTACGCCACCTGGGCGCGTAACGCCGGCATCCAGCCGGACGTGCTGCAAAAGATACTCGGCCACGCCGACTTCTCTACCACCGCCAACATCTACGTCCACGCCGACACCGAAAAACTCATATCAGCAGTGGAGAGTGTTAGTAATTTGTCAGTAACCGAAAAGACCTGAAAAAGCTTCACGAGGATTTACGTCACAGTTACATGTAAAACAACCGCAAAAATTCGCCTAAGACCTCATAAATAGTTGCAAATATTTGTGCACCATAATTGACGTGCATGGGGTCACAGGTTCGAGTCCTGTACCGCGCACCAGAAAAACCTCGGAACCACAAGGGTTCCGAGGTTTTTTGTTTTTGCCCGTTTTCCGCTTTGTTAGCTACGTGTTAGCAACGTCAGCCCTTCTCCACCACGTGCATGCACTGCCGCAGTGCCTCTTTCACGTTGGGATCATCGGTATCCTGCATCATGCGCTCGATCACATCTTTGGCATGCCCATCGCGTGAATACCCGTCATCGCGGCTATACCGGCCCATAGAGTCTCTCTTGCGCCGGTACGAGCTGCCGCGCCCATACGTACCCCGGATGCTTGCATCCCAGTCGCCGCCGCGGGAATACCCATCCTCGCGGGAATACCCGTCGTCACGGCTGTACCCGCCGCTCTCAAACATGGCGATCTTATCAATGTTCTTGATAGAGGCCGTTAACTTGTGGATCACGTCCAGCTCCCCGGTGCCCATCTCCTGCTTGCCGGCATACTCGGAAAGCTCGTCACACAGCATCTCGCGGATGCCGAAAAGTTCCTTCATGTTCATGTCGTCCCTCCTCTCACGCAATTCTCTCAACGGTCAGATTGCTGTTGGCAAAGCTGACCGCCTGCGTACTGGTGTTCTTCATGGCGACCGTCAGGCAGCAGCCCTTCGGCACGCACACCTGTGCGGAAACATAGATATTGAAATAGTTTTCCACGGCAGCTGGCGTCACCGTCGCTGTGGCGCTGGTCAGCGCCTCGCCATTGACGGCCAGCGCAGCGGTGATGGCTCCCACGGCGCCGCCGGTGGGAATGGCGATGTTGCCGCCGTAAGTGACTTTGTACAGTGCTCTGCACTGGTTCGTCAGTCCACGCAGCGTCACCACCCCGGCACCCTCACGGTGTACGATGCACGGTTTGCTGTTGACCGCGGTTTCCGTCAGAGGCACATTCTGCCCTGCGGCCACAGTCACGATATTGGCGTTGGTAAACTCGGCCAAAATAATCACTCCTTTCAAAATACAGCGGCGGAGCTATTGCCCCGCCGCGTTGGTGTCAGTATCAGCATGGGGCTGAACAGTTCGGAAATTCCGAACAGCTGGTGCTATGCAGTTGTCAGCAGCCGCAGCAGCCGGTATAACTGCCGCTTGCCCACGGGTTGCAGGACGGGTAACTGGGAATGGGCGTGGGGCGCAGCTGGGAAATCAGGTAGTTGTTCTGCGCAGCCTGAGAAGCCTGCAGGCGCAGCTCCTGATTGGCGCTCTGAAGATCCTGCAGCTTGCTCTGCGTCAGGAAGTCCAAAATCGCACGGGAATTGGCGTTCGCGTTCTCCACGATGTCCCGGGCCGCCGTCTGCACGGTGTTGCGTGTGTCGCAGGCCTGCGTCGCCATGTCGTACCGCACCTGGGCGATAGCCGCCCGGTTCTCGCAGCAGCACTCCTGAGACTGCATCTGCATGGCGTTGAGCTGCTGCATCAGCGCCGCCTGCTGGTTTGCGCGGGACAGCTCTGCCGTAGCAAAGCCTCCATTGATAGCGTTGTTCAGGGCAAACGTGGAGTCGCAGATGCCGTTATTCACCGCGTCCAGCTTGCGCTCAACGCTGGCGAAATCGGAGGTCAGCACATAACCGTCCACCACACCGCCGTTGTTGTTGCCGTAGCCGTTACGACCCCAGCCGAACAGCAGGATGATAAACAGGATGACCCACCATCCGTTTTCGCCGCCGAAGCCGCCGCCCATCATGCCGGTAGGGGCCACAGGCATGGTCATGGTAGGACCGCCGTCAGTAATTGCCATTGTCGTCACTCCTTTCGGATAAAGATGTATTTCATCAAATCGTGGCCACGATATTGATCACAAAAGGTTTTGAAACTGCCGCGCCATCGCCTGTGCCCGGTTCAACTGCTCCTGCGTCAGCGCGCCGCTCTGCAGCATCTTCTCTACCTCTGCTTTCGGGTCGCCCTGAAAGCTCGTTTTGAACTGCTGGAACTTCTGCAACAGCTGTCCAAAATTCCCCAGCGGGTTCACGTTCCCGCCCATCGCCTGATAAAACGGATTACTCATCGTCCTCTTCCTCCTCCACCTTGCGCTTCTTCTTGGCCTTCATTTCGGCCACAATGGCCGCCAGCTTGTCCAGCTCCGCCCGGGTCGCATATTCCGCCCCGGGGTCCTTTTTTGCTTCAGGCGCGTTTGCAAGCCGCTCCACAAGGTCGTATACCTTCAGCGTCGGCTTACCGCTGGCGTCGGCCTGCTTCAGGTACACCGTGGGCGCCGTGCTGTCCCAAAGGGCCACCGCCGCGTTGGGTGCCACCATCCAGCTCCTGGCCTCCTGTTCGCCCGATACCCACTGCACGCCGCTCTGCGGTATAGGGTTCTGCATCTGCGGCATCTGCTGGGGCATCATCTGCTGCTGCCTGAGCTGGCCGAGGTTGTCCGGCATCGGCGGCATATAGGGGTTTCCGTAATAGGGATAGTTCATTCCTCATCCGTCCTTTCCCAAAAATACAAAGGTGTTTCGGCCCCGGAGTCCCACGTGTCATGCCAGTCTCCGTCTATCACGCACACCACGTGGGACGCCAGCGCCAGAAGATATGTACCACGCGGGTGCTCCCTTGCGAAGTCACCCACGGAATAGCTGTCCGGGTAATCCTCCGGGATAATATGCCGCCTAAATCCCAGTTTTTTCAGATACGCGCCCCATACATTGTTGGCACTGGGCATATCCGCCAAAGCCAGCCCCTGCATACACAGATGCACATACGTCTCATGCCATCCCTGCCCCGTGGCCTTGCAGATGGCCCTAACCGGGCAATCCCCCACGTTTTTACCCGCCGGGTTTGGGTTATAACGCACAAACATCACGACCACCTCTCTTTACTGTAAGCATACAGGGATATGCCCATTTCAAAGTGGCGATAAAGTGGCTGATAAGTGCGCGTTAAAAATCAGTGCGTCTCTATTGCGTTTTTATTTATTTCGCCGTATAATCAGGCTATCCCCCCCAACACACGCCGCCGTCCCCCTTTCGGCGGCAAATAAAAAGCCACACCTTTTCAGGTGTGGCTTTTTTCTGCATTCAGCCCGTCTGCAATTTTTCGGTATGCCCTTCGCCGGCATCGTTTTACCACGTCCACAGACACGTTCATGCAAAATGCCTGTTCCACGCAGCTGCGACGCCGCACATCGCACTCCGCGATGCACTGGGCTTCCTCTTGTGGTAACTCAAAAGATTGGATCCATGCGATAGCCCTTTTGGGTGCCATGCCCTTCAGCATGGCGCGGATTTCCCTGTGCTGCTGGTTCATCCTGCTTACGCAGGCCTGCGGACCGCCTTGCGGCGGGATGGTGCCATAGGATGGTTGCGCCTATCGCCCGTTGCTCCTTTCTTTGTTTTACGGTGCCATCCACCGGTTTCTAAGTTCTTTCACAGAGTTTACGCCCTGCTCCTGCTTCATAATGGCCTCCACGCCCTGCCGCACGTCCGCCTCCTCATAGCCGTGCGCCAGCATCTCCCTGTAGATCAGGCGCGCCGTTTCGGTGTCCCTTTCTTTCTGCGCCCGGTACAGCAGCTCGCACCACCGTTTCTTGTTCCCGGCGCTCTTGTCCATGCGGTAGATGGCCTTTTCCATCTCGAACATCAGCCGCACATTTCCGGTCTCGCTGGCAATACTTCTGGCAATGGCCCAGGTATCCCGTCCCAGGTTCGCCACGCTGACGCCAAAGATTTTGCTGACCACGGTCAGGAACTGCTTGACGTTGTACGCCGCCGTTTTTTTGCCCTGTCCGTTGGCGCTGGAGATCATGGACTTGGTGGCCCTTACGATGTCGTCCACCGCTCCGGCATCCATGCGGTCTACGGTGTAGCCCTGCAGAATGGAGATAATGTCTTTGGCGTAGGGGATACGGCCTACCAGCGTGATGTTGCCCTTCACATTGCCCTGCAGCGTGATGTTCTTGACAGCCTCGCTAAAGTTCTTTTCCTCCCCTGTAATGCCGGTAAAGGCTTCCAGAACGCGCTCCCAGTACTTCTTATCCTTGTCGTCGTCCCGCAGGCCGTCCACGATGGACTGTGCCAATGCGTTCACCACGTCCGTCACCAGCAAAGCGCCCACGGCCCGCTTTAGCTGCTTCAGCGCCTTGCTGCGCTTCTGCGGGTTCGTTTCATACACCCATGCATCGTAGGACCGCATCAGGATATTCAAGCTTTTCAGCGGCTCACCCATAAAAGACGTGGCCTGCCGCGTCAGCGCGTCGCTGTCCCGCATGATCTGCGTCCGCTGCATGATGCCGTCCACCACCTGCGTCTGGTCGATCACGTCCGTAAACACCTCCGCCACCTGCTGATAGTAGGCATCGCTGCCAACCTCCAGGTTCGTGTCCGCCGCCACCTGCCACTCGCAGGCGTTCCAGATCTTGCCCCACGTCATCGCATCGGCTTTCCCGGCCAGTGACATACTCTTGTCGCTCAGCCACTCCATAAAGCCGCCGTCCGTGCCGTATACCTCCCGTGCGATGGTGTACCGGCTGCCCTGGTCAAAGCCGGACGTGTCCTTGATGCCCGCAATGGGCGCCCACTTTCGTGCCTTGTCCCATCCGTTGCCTTTGGTCACGCCGTTGCCCAGGCCCTTCGCCATGTTCTCCGGGTCCAGCACCACCGCCGCCCGGAAGTACGCCGTGGGCTGCTGGATGACCACGCGCAGGTTCGCCCCCACCGCGGCGCCTTTTGTGTTGCCCACGATGCGCTCCACGGCCCTTGTGGTGGCGCTGGCGTTCTTCACCATGCCGTTCTGCACATCCCGCATCAGGTTTCGCCAGTAGCTTTGCGCCGCGTCGCCGTACACGCCGGACAGCACCTGCCGCACGTTCTTCCCGGTCAGGTTGCCCATGCTGTCCCGGTACCGGTAGTTGTACAGCCGGTTGATGTCCTCCATCGGGGCCAGCAGCGTGGCGTACTTGATCATGTCGCTGGCGTTCTGCGCGAACACGTCATACACGCCGCCGATGTCCAGCGCGTTGCTGGCGTTTGGCGTCAGGGCCTTTGCGCTGCCCATATTCTTGATCTCTCTGGCGATGTCCGGTCCCTTCTCCACGCTGGATGCCGTGGCCTCCTTCGCCGTCTTGATGGGCCAGTAATGCGTTTCCATGAACTTGCGGTAGCCGTACACCGCCATGCTGGCCTCGTTGCCCCACTCCGCCAGCTTCGTGCTGGCCAGCTTCTGCAATCCGTCCGCCACCTTGATCTGCTCCGGTGTCAGCACGGAGGTGATGGCCCTGACGTCCTCCAGCGTCAGCAGGATGTTCTCCGTCCCGCGGGGGATGGCTTTCAGCTTGCCGTCCCGCTTGATCTCCGGCTGCACGATGCCGCCCACCATCAGGTGGTTCATGGCCTGCTCACCGCGCTTTGCCAGGTTGTACAGGTTCATGATCTGCTCGTTGGTCAGCGTCAGCTCCACGCCCCGGCTTGTGGTGAACGTGTGCCGTTCAAAGCGGTTTTTGTACACGTCCGCATCCAGGAACTTTTTAGCCGCGTCCCGCAGCTCCGTCAGCATCACATGCTCCCGGTCCTGCGCGTTCCGCAGCGTCCGGTATACCTGCATGCCGCCGTCGCCGTAGGCGGAGAAGAACGTATACGGGTCCGCCATATCCAGTGAGATCTTCCGGTTCCGCCGCTTCCGGCTCATACTGCCCATCATAAGGCTGTCCGCCCACTCGCTGGTCCGTGCGTACTTCTGGTTCGCCAGCGTCCGGTCGTAGCTGGTCAGCGTGGCCTCGATGGCCCGCACCGCATTCCATACGGTCTCCAGCTCCGTCACGTTCATGTCGGCGATACGCTTTCCGCCCAGCGCCGCCAGGCTGTCCAGCAGACCGCCGCTGTCAAGCAAATCGGGGTCCACCACCATGTTCGCCTCACGGGCAATGATGTCCTCGTATGCCTTTTTCAGCTTTACGGCCTCCTGCGTCCGTCGGGTCGGGTCGCCGCCGGCGTTTTTCCGCAGCCGTCCGTTCTCGTCGTAGCTGTATGCGCTCTCCAGGTTGATGTTCCGCAGCAGATCGGCCACCACCACGCGCAGCTCCTCCGGAATGTGCTTTTTGTCCGTGGGTCGCAGCAGCTTTTCGGACAAAGGCCCCGTGTGTCTGGCGATCTTTGCACGCATCTCCGCGGCGTACCGCTTCTCCCGGCCCTTCTGGGTCTTCTCGCTGTACTCCCGGCGCATCCGCTTCACCATGTCCCGGCGCTTTTCCCGCTCCTTTGTCAGCATTTCACGCACCCGTCCCACGGCCTCCTGCTTCTCCAGCTCCCGCCGGTCGGCAAAGGTCTTCTTCTGCCGCACCTGGTCAGAGATCATGCCGTCAATGATGTCGTTGGCGATCTCCTGAATGGCTGCGTCACGGTAGCTGTCAAAGGGGTTTTCATAAATGCTGTCCATGCTGTCCAGCACATCCGCGATCTGCTGCAGCTTGTCCGCCTCGGTATACACGTCGCTGGGGAAATAGCCCTCGCCGAACATCTCCGTCATTTCCTCGTACATGGTGTCCACCGGCAAGCCCTCCGACTTGTTCAGCTTCAGCGTTCCCATGTACCGCTTGCGGAACTCGTTGTAGTGGTCCATCTCCCCGTTGAAAAGGATCTTCTGCCGCTTCAGGTAGTCTTTGATCTCCAGCAGCTCCGCGCCGTGCTCCGTCAGCTCCGTCGTGTTGTCCACGATGGCCGTCGCCGCGTTTCTGGCGTAGGGCATCAGGTCGGCCATGCTCACGTCTTTCTTCATCACAGCCTTGCCCAGCGCCTCCATGTCGGCCTGAATGTCTCCGTATTTCACGTCGCTGCCGTACTTGCGTATGGTCTCGCGCCCCAGTTTTTTCACGTCCCGCAGCACTACGGACGGCTCCTTACTGATACGCATTTCGCCCTTCAGCTCCTGCACCCGCTGTTCCAATGCGCGGTTGCGGCTGGACAGTACCGTGCGCTCCCGTTTCAGGTCCCGCACCTCCTGTTCAATGTCCGCCGTACTCCGCAGCTGATACCGGAACTGGCTCAGCTCAGATGCCTGCGGCACCGTTCCGTTCTCAAAGTACGCCCTTATGTCGTTGATGACCTTGCTGCTGTGCGTTCCCTTCGGATATTCCGTGCTGGACACGGTGTTTCCGTTGGTGTCGTCCAGATCCAGTATCACCTCGCCGCGGTTTTTACTGATAAAGTCAGCCAGCGTGTCCAGCTGCGCCTTTGTGGGCATGACCGACAGATTGATGCCGCCGCTTTCCGGGCTGATGCGGATATTGCCCTCGCTCATAAACTGCACCATTGCGCCGCTGTAATCTTCGCCGCCGTAGTCAAGCCCCAGCGCATCGCGGATGTCACGGTGGTCCACAGTGCGGTAGCCGCCGGGACCGCCATCATGCCTGCCGGAAAAGTCCAGCTTTGTGCCGTCCGTGGTGATGTACCCGGTCTCGTTCCAGCTGTACGTCTTGCCGAAAAATTCCTTTGCGGATTTTACATGATCTTTTTTCTCCGCCTCCGAGTAAGCCTTCAGCGAAAACTTCGGCTTGACATTTCCGCCCTCGGTGGGTATACTATTAGCAGAAGCATTCCCCCGCTGAGCGCCGGAGTTTCCGGAAGAGCCGTTAATTTGGGGAGTGCTTCTTTCTTGCATTTCCCCGATATTGTAGACAATGCTCCCATCCTTACCCAGCGCAACGGAAATGCGCGTTCGATAATACTTTCCATCAAAATCCATGAAATACGCCGTTCGATAGTTCCAGCCGTCTTTTGCCATGTCACCGTGACGCCCGCCAAAGTCAAGGACAGTCTTTCCTCCGCGCTCAGAAACTTTAATGAGTTCGTCGATGTGAGCAGCCGCATTTGCTTTACGTTCAAATGCTTTTTCATCCATCGTTCGACCATTGTTGTCGTAAATGCTACTCAGCTTCCCGGCAGATTTACTTGTCAGGAGCAGAACATCGCCGTCCTCGGCAATCAGGCGAACATCCTCGTGATTGCGGATTTTGCCGTTGATATAGTTTTCCAGCTGTTCACTCCACGCCTTGGGGTCGTTGCCAAATAACACTTGTCTGTCCGCCTGAACGTATTTCATGCCATTGGGGAACTGCTTGATCTGATACTTTGCACCGCTTCCCTCACCGGCGGCGGTTTTTGTTTTCTCCGCCTGCCGCTCCGCCGCGTCAAAAGCCGCCTGCCACT